ATTCTAGAATCAGTGAAAGCATTATGGACTTCATCATAACAAATGAAATTAAATTTATCAATATGATCTTATATTTTATTCATAGATTAGTATAAACATAAAACCATAACATATTTATTTTAGATATCATTTAGAGAAATAGTTTTAGAGGAAGAAGTAGAATGATATTCAATTAAATGTAGATCATTATTATTCTCAAATTAGAAGAATTCTTATTTGAATTTATTAAGGACTTCAATAGATGAGAATAGGAATAAAGAGAATAATTGATTGTGAGTGTTATTATATTGAACTAATTTATAGGAACAATAAGCTTATAAAGTTTTACCTAAACCACAGAAATGATTGATACATAATTTCTTATTTAAGATGAAATGTAATAAAGCTTATCTTTAATATGGTCTTAGAATAATATTTTAATCAAAAGATTAAATATTTTATTGGATAACATTCAATTATTGATCATATTAGATATTTTCAATGTGTTAATTATTAACGAGATATAATTCATAATCATCATTAGAATCATATGAATCATCAATAGATGAATTAAAAGATTAATCAGACATTAGATATAAATATATTATAATTATATATTTATATAATGTAAATAGATTAGTAAATAATTAATTTATCAATTTTTATGGTTTCACACATAAAAATTTATTTAGTAATATAATATATAAGATAGTTTTGGTGTTAAAATTTATCATATTAATAATAAATAAATATTTTTAATAAATATAAATATAAAAGATGTAAGTAATATAATATTTACTATGAAAACTATTTTTAGATTAAATATAATCTAATATAAATTTTTATTTTATGATGTAAATCTACGCGCGTAGGAAAACTAACGTGTATATATTGTGATCATTGATAATCTAATAAATTATTATATAATAGTTAATAATAAATATATAAGAAAACAAAAAATAAAATATATAGTTATAATATATAGATATGAAAAATGAATAATATTGAAGAATTTAGTAAATTTTTAAAAAAATATTCATCAATACCTAATACTTTTATTGATGATTTTTTTTCTTTTTATAAATATGATACAGATGAAAATGAAATTATTATTAACTTAGATTTAGTTGCTAAATGGTTAAATATGAGAAGAGATAATATAAAAACAACATTATTGAGAACTTATATTGAAGATGTTGATTATAAAATTACAAAAAATAAATCTGGTAAAAAAGGAGGAAGACCTTTTGAAGAAATATTCATTTCAACTTCTTGTTTTAAAAAAATGTCTATGATGTCTAATACAGAAAGAGGCAAAGAAGTAAGAATGTATTATGAAAAGATTGAAAGTGTTTTAAATAAATATAAAAATCATATTATTGAAAGTTTAAATAAAAAAATAGATGTTTTAGAAAATAATCAAAAACCTAAAATTAATACTGATAATAAAAGATTAATTTATGTATTACGATCACAATTAGAAGCTGATGATGTATTTAAATTAGGTAAAAGTAAGAAATTTAAAGAAAGATTAAATAATATAAATACATCTCAAAAAGATGACATGGAAATTATATTTATTTATGAAACTGATAATATTGATGAAGTAGAATCTTGTGTTAAAAGTATTTTAAAGAAAAAACAATACAGAAAGCGTAAAGAAATATATCAAATAGATATAGATGTATTAAAAGAAATCATTGAAGGATGTGATAAATTAGTTGAAAAAAGTTTTAAAAGAAAAAAACAAGCAAAAACTAAAAGATCAGTAAATCAAAAAAAAAATTATTATTTATTTTTTGATAAACAATAAAATATTTTATATAATTATTAATCATATTTGATATTATCAACAAGATATAATTTATATGAATTATAGAGTAAATTATCAAAAAGATATTCTTGTGGATGACATTAGATATTAATATATTATAATTATATATTTAGTTTATCTAACGCGCTGGCAATAATTGAATGATATTATTTATTAGATGATATTTGTCATTCAATTATAGTCAGCGCGCGATATAATTATTTTAATATTTCTTTAATTTTATCATAATGTGATATATAATTTTCTTCATAATCTTCTAATTTTTCATCATCATCACTATCATATGAATATATTATTATATCTGTTTTATAATCATTTGTATATTTATCAAAACATCTCACTAATTTTTTTTTACCTTTTTTTATATCATTATATAATTTTTCATTATGATATAAATTAGCTAAAACATTTCTAACTATACTATAATCATATTCATTTAATATTATCTTAAATAAATAACCTATATTTTCTCTTTCCTCAATTTCAATACTACAATCAAAAATATAACTTAATAATGAAGAAAAATATAATTCATTATCATTTAATATTTTTTTATGATCTAAATAAAATTTATTATTTTTTAATTTATCAATTATTTCATCATATATAGTAATATAATTTCTATGTATAGAATCTAAACAATTTTTATAACTATCAACATCATATGAATCAAATAATTTAATAACATTATCAATTTCAAATTTAGTAATATTTTTATATGAGAAATCGATATTTTTAATAATATTATAATCATATAGTTTACAAAAATTATATAATTCATCAAAATTATCATAAAAATCTTTTAAAATCATTTTCATTTTATTATTTATTTTATTATTTATTATTTTATTTATATTTTTATTAGCAAAATATTTAAGATCAATTATACTTCTATAAAGTTTTTCTGTAACTTTAAATAATTCAAATCTTATTAAATTATAATCTAAATTAGTATTAACCAAAGAGAATTTATTTTTTATAAAGTCATTATCACCACCAGATAAATTCATAATTTTTTTATATAATAAAGAAGTTTTTAAATTATTAATATTATTATACATATTTATTTTAATATCATTAAATTTATTATTATTTTTATACTGATTAAAAATAAATTTATATTGAGTCAATATAAAGATTATAATATAATATATAATTAATAAAACAACAATGATGAATAATTAATTATAAATACATAAATTAAATAACAAAAATTATTATAATGTAGATGATATAAAATAATTAGATTCAATATTCTTTTATGGTTGTAGTAGATCAATACGTTTAATAATAGATAAATAGAATATACCATAAGATGAATATGAATATGCAACAATAAATAAAAATGAATATAAAATATAAGATAAAATAAAACCACCATTAAAAGCGAGATTATATATAACAACAGAATGGAGTAATAAAAATGTACCTAAATTGATTGAATTATAATAATAATTAAATAAAGAAGAATAGAAAATAGATGAAGATTAGATGTAATAGAGATATTAAATCAAACCAGCACCACCAATATTATTCATTGATAATGATGAAAAATTTAGAGATAATGATGGAAAAATATTAGAAATTAAAGTAATAGGAGAAAGATAACATGATAAAATAGGCTGGGATAAATGAAAGCTTTTAGCTTTCATTTATCCTAACGCCGGCATAGAAAATAATAAAAAAAATTTTTTATTATTTTCACGCCTATTTTAAAGTTAAAGATGTGAGTAAAGAATTCAATATGCCAAATTTACATATAACATTAACAAAAAAAGAGAGTAATGGATATTAAATAAATAAACATTATGAATATTTTATTTCTACATAATTAACTAATAGTTAAAATGATCAAAATAAAAAAGAATTATATTTAACTTATAAAGGTATATTAAGAGTGTTATATTGTTCAAATTCACCATAAGTTGAAAAATTCTAAGATTGGTCATGTAAAATATTATATACTCATCAATATGGTGATTATGATTAAAAAATGAAATTATTTGATAAATTAGGTTGTTAAATAGGAATATCAAGAAATGTATTATCAACATCAATATCAGATATATCAACAATATATTTATTAGTATTAGGTTATGTAAAAGATCTAAGATAAATAATGTAAATACCATAAAATTATAAAGATGATAATATAATATGTAAATATGGAAAAACGAAAAATTTAGAATAAAGATTATAATAACATTAATAATATTTTTAAAAATAATTAAATATACAACTAAAACTCAAATATTTTGTATATATAGACGAAAATTATATAACATAAGCAGAAAATTAAATAAAAAATTATATTAATTCAAATAATTATAAATTTAATTATAAAGATCATGATGAAATATTTATAATAGATAAAGTTAATATTGGATCAAAAAGTAAGATAAATAATGATAATACATTATATGATTAATATTAGTAATTATTTTAAAAATATTCAGGATAATATAAGGATATAATATTAAAAATGTTAAATAAAGATCACTAAATTGATTTATTAAAAGAATAAATGAAAAATAAAGATTATTAGATAGATATATTATAATAAAAAATGGATTATTAGATGAAATTGTAATATGAATAGATAGATATATTATAATAAAAAATGGATTATTAGATGAAATTGTAATATGAATAGATAGATAAATTATAATTAGAGAAATAATTATAATAACTATAATAACAAAATGAAATAAAAGATTTATAAAAATAAATAAAAAAATTAAATAAATAATAAAATAAATGATCAGTTAATTGATTATTTTTATATTTATTATTATTAAAAATTTATATTTAATAATAATATTAGAATCAAATATTTAATTATTGATAATCTAATAATAAAATGTAAATAGATTAGTAAATAATTATTCTTGAGTAAAATATAAAAAACATGTGATATTTTTAATAATATTTATAATTGGTGAATATTTATCAAATTGTTTAAAAAATGAAATATTATCTAATAATTTATCAATATCTATATTCTTATTAAAAATATATTTATCACTATTATTATCAATACTCGTAATATATAAAATTATAATATGATAAAATATTATTATATCTTCTAAAATAATATTATCTTTATAATAATTAAATATATCATCTATTTTTGATAATATAAATGTAAATAATAAATAATATGTTTTATAATTATTTATATTTATATTATTAAGTACATTATCATATGTATTATTATTTATAAAATTAATTTTTTTATCATATTTAACATAAATAATAAAAATATTATATTGATTATCAATTAATTCAGTATACTCATCTAAATCTATATTATTATCAATATTATTATTTTTTAAATAATAATTTATATCAAATAAAAATATCATAAAATTTTCATATAATATTTTGACATAATTTATATATTTATTATCATTTATAGTTTTATTATTTATATGATTATCTAATTGTTTTATATAAATATCATATTTTCTTAATAATATATCAATTAAAATTTGTATATGATTTATATTAGAAATAATTGTTTCATCATTCATATTTATAATAATATAATAATATAAATTATAATAAATATAATTTATAAGTTATATTTATTATAAAATGGATTTAAATTTTTATTTTAATATATTATTTAATGGAGTATATAATCAAGGAAATACATCTTTAGATATTGATGAATTTAATAAATAAAATAGATAAAGAATATATTAAAAATATAATAAATCTAATGAATTAATCTAATGAATTAATCTATCAATTACTTTATTCATTAGTTATTAACGAGCCATGTGAGTTGATTTTAATCAACGATGCGAGTTATTATATGATTATTATTATATGATTATTATTATATGATTATTATTATATGATTATTATTATATGATTATTATTATATGATTATTATTAGATGACTATTATTTGATAAAAAATTGATAATTTAAACTATCTGATATAATAACAATATTATTATTTATTATATAATAACTACTAAAAATGGGTACACAAGGTTTATTTGGATTTAAATTAAATAACATTTTTTATTATATTCATAATCATTATGATTCTTATTTACATGGTTTAGGTAAGGATTTGATTGATGAATTAATTGATATGTTAAATAATAATCTATTAGATGAATGGATTACTAAATTAAAAAATATTAAAGTTGTTCATAATGATATGAAACCAACTCAAGAAGATATTGATATATTAAAAGAATATACTGATATATCATCTAATGACGAAGAATTAACTTTCTATATATTATGTAGAGGTTTACAAGGATCTTTTAAAACAGTATTAGATTCAGGTTATATATTAGTTGAAAAAGAACATATGAAAGGTTATAATCCTAATATTTTTCATAGTTTTAGAATTGAATTTACTTATCTTTTAGATTTTGATAGAAAAACTTTTATTGTCAATTCTTCATTAGAATATCCATTAGATATCAATGAATTACCTAATTTTAAAGAAGATGAATTAGAAGATTTAAGTGATTATGAAGATTTTAAACTAGATGATTTTTCTAATTTAAATATTAATGATGATGATAAAAAAATAGGAGAATTATTAAGAGAATATAATGAATATTTATATATTTTACGTAAACATGAAAAAGAAGATAATATAGGTATTCTTAGTTTTATTACTTCTGGTATAAATAAGGATATTAAACATATTAATTTAACTAAATCTAATTATAATGAATCTATGGAATTTATCAAAGGCATGGGTATAAAGATTATTATGAATATAAAAATAATTTAGATGAAAATAAATTAGATAAAAGTAATTTAGATAAAAATAATTTAGATAAAAATAATTTAGATGAAAATAATTTAGATGAAAGTAAATTAATTGGAGTGACAGGTAATGATGTAATGAAAGTAAAATCTATTAATGATCAAAATAATAATTATGAATCATTTACTGAAGGAGATAAAAAAGATATTAATAATAGTAAAAATAAAAAATGGTTAAATGATGGTAAATATTGGGAAAAAAAAGAAGGTAACTATATAACTTATCATAATAATAATAATAAATGGGAAGAATGTAATTATAAAGATGGTAAATT